CGATCGTTCATGTCTCTGCCTTAGCCTTAGGCCACGGGAGCGTGGCGGGGCTTGCCCTTGATGATGACGGCCGAGATCGGCGTGCCGTTCGTGTGCGTGCCGGTCTGCGTGAACAGGATCCGGACGTACCGCTTGGCGCCGATGTAGGACCGGGCGATGACGACGTCGTCTTCGGCCGCGTCGTCGATCACGACGGCGTTCGCTCCGCCGAGCAGATCGGCTGCGGCGATATCAGCGAAGTCCCCAGGCGTCATCGTGTCGCTCTCCTGGAACTGCACCGTCCACTTGAGGCCGGCGGCGAGCGTGTCACCGCTGATGCCGACATGGGCCAGCATCGCGGCGCCGTCGAAACCCGCGAGGTCGACGCCGACACCCGTCCCGTGGGCCGTGGTGTGGCCCAGGATCGGGGTGAGCGTCGAGACCGGGAGCAGATCGTGGATAAGATCTTTCATGGTGTCTCCTGCTTTCCTTTCAGTCTCGTGACATCCCTCTTACGCCTTCAGCGTAAGAACCTTGATGGCCTCGGCGAGGACCACCTGGCCGCCGACCCGGCGCCGGAACAGGAGGCCCACCTGGCCAAGCTCGGCGTACTTCTCGACGAGCCGCTGCGTCTCCATGCCCAGCCGGTCGACGATGACGTAGCCCTTCTTGAAGTCGCCGAACGCGACGGCCTTGGCGCTCGAGGCCTCGGCCGGCATGTCGGGGCACTCGACGTAGGGGCGCCCCAGCACGGTCGCGGCGGACCCGTCCTTGAGGCCCGGCTGCCACAGGTACTCGGTCGTGGTCGTGTTCTTGAGCAGGGAGATGGCCAGGGTCGAGGTGCGCCGCCAGAGCCACGTGGCATTCTTGGCGTAGAAATCCTTGAGGGAGTAGAAGAGCTGCTTGAGGTCGTCGGCCAGGATCTTGCCGCTCGTGGTCACGCCGGTGAACCCGGTGATGGCGGTGTTCGTCAGGATGCCCTCCATCTGGCCCTGCGCGCCGGTCCCCAGGATCCCTTCGGTGCCTTCCTTGACGCCGAACTGCTCGGCCGCCTCGGCGACGATGAACGACTCGAGCGGGAACGCGGAGTCCTCGACGTTCTGCTTGGAGACCTTGACCAGGGCGTACATCTCGTCCGCCGGGATCTTCTCGAGCCCGAAGGCCAGGCCCGTGGTCTCGACGCGCGTGCCGATCTCGGACGTCCGGTAGGCCGAGAACGTCCCGGTCTTCTTCGGCCAGTCGAGGCCGGGGGTGCCGGTGGGGATGACCCGGGCGAGACCGCGGATCGGCGAGTACTCGGTGACGTTGGCCAGGATCTCCTTGACCAGATCGTTCGGGGTGGCTAGGTAGCCACCGGTGGTCAGGTCGGAGATCGTCATGACCTTTCGCTCGTCGGGTGTCAGGGCGTTGTCGCCCAGGCTCACGAACTTCCGGAAAGCGGCCTTGTGGAAGGCGGCCTTCTTGTCCGGCTCGGCGGGGACGCCGGGACCGGGGGCCTGGAGCTTGACGACCTCCGCGGCCAGGGCCGCGTACTTTGCCTCGAGGTTCGTCTTGTACTCCTCGAAGGACGCCTTGGAGATCAGGTTCTTCTGATGCTCCTGGTCTTTTTGCTGGAGCTGGAGAATGAGGCCGTTGATCTTCTCGTTCAGCTCCTTGAGCTTTTCTTCCATGTGTGTCTCCTTATGAATTGAGATATGACTTGATCCGGGCGATCGATTCGTCGATCAAGTGGATGTGCTCCGGCTTGATCTCGGGAGTGGACTCTTCGTCCGGCTCCTTGCCCGGCAGTCTGCTTTTGATCTCCGCGACGACGGCCCCAGGGCAGGCCTGGAAGACGCACGCCGAGATCTCCCAGAGGTTGATCTCCTTGAGCGTGCGGATCCCCGTCTCGCGGTCGATGAACTCCTTGACGACGTTGTAACCGATCGACAGGCCGTTGACGCTGCCCTGCTTCATCGCCGAGCGGACGTCCCGCGCGAGCTCGATGTCCAGGTTCAGGTCCCCGTCGATCTTCAGGCCGTGGTCGTCCTCCTCGCCGGTGACGACGCCGATCGGGACGAGCATGGAGTCGTGGACCCAGAGCAGCGGGAACTTCTTCTTCTCACGGAGGGTCTTCTTGAACGCCCCCTTTTGGACGGCGTCGCCGTAGGAGTCGATGGCGTCGAAGACCGACCCGTACCCGGTGAAGTGCCCGGGTTCCGCGTCGCCCTCGGCCATCGTGAATTTGAACTCGATCTGCTTATGTTCCATCGGTACGGTCTTCTTGTCGGGCATGTTTTTCTCCTCACCCCACCACGGGATATGTTGAGCACAGGCAGTTGATGACGTTGCCGGCCTGGCCCCTGTGATCACCCGGGTACTCGAGCTCGTCCCCGTCGACGCTGAACGTGCCGTCCAACGGGACTTCGACGCCGTCCTCCGCCATGTGCGCTTCCCGGCTCTCCGGGACGAACGAACACATCCAACCCTTCTTCTCGACGAACTCGGTCTCCTTGTAGCCCTCGAGCTGGCCGTAGTTGTCGACCTTCGCACTCTCCGTCCGGGCCCACATGCGCGAGCGCCAGGGCCCAAAGTCCGCGATCTTGTCGCCGATCGTCTGAGCGAACTGACCGACCGTCCAGTTCTCGACGTTCGCCGTCCGGATGAGGTTGTTGATGATCTCGAGGGTCGTCTCCCCCACCTTCGTCCCTGAGTTGAAGATCATGTCCTTGAGCTCGGCGTCCTGCTCCGCGGTCATCGTGAAGACCCAGGACGTCGGCTTCTTGGGATCGTCCTTCCACGCCAGGCTCTTGAATTCGGCATCGTCGAACAGCTCGCCCTTCGAGGCCCGCATGCCGGCGTTGCCGGCCCGGATGAAGTGGTCGACGTACCAGGCCGAGAAGGCCTTCGAGTACCGCTTGGCCTCGTCCTTGACGTTGAAGATGTCCGTGCCGTAGAGCCCGGCCAGGGACCCCAGGCGGGCGGCCCGCTGGTTCACGGCCTCGGCCTGGGCCTTGATGTAGGCCTTGGCGATCTGTTCGAAGCTCTTCTCCCTGCTCTTGACCCGGCCCTCGAACGTCCTCCAGAGTCGTTCCTTGCGCTCCGGGGCCGTCCAGAAGGACTTGGTTGAGGGGGCCGACTCCCGGGCCGCCTTGCCGGCGGCAGCGGCGTCCTGGCTAGCGTTGGGGTCGTCCTGATTGCTCGGGTCGTTCGGACCGTCCGGGGGCGGCTCGACCGCGGGGACCGGCTCGGCTTCGGCCGCGGCCTGCTCGAGCGGGATCTTGCCAAGGGGGACGAAGATCGTCTCGCCCTCCGGCCCGCCGACGGGATCCTGGCCGGTGATCTTCCGCAGCTCATCGACCCTCAGCCACCACGCGCCCGTGAGGTACGAGTATTGCTTCTCCCTGCTCTCCTGGAGGGCGGCGATCTTGTCCTTGTTGATGCCGAGGCCGACGCCCTGGCCGAACATCGGCGACAACCAGGCGTTGAGGTCGTCGCTGAATTCGTCCATGAACGGGATGATGACGTCCTCGTAGGCGCCCTTCCGGGCCTCGACCTTGTTCGAGTAGGTCGCGTATTCCGAGTCGCCGACGAGGCAGGGGTCCAGGTTGTAGACCGTGCAGATGTCCCGCTTAGTGGCCTTCGTGCTGTTCAGCCAGTCCATCTCCTTGGCGGTGAGCATGAAGTTGACCCACTTCAGCCCGCCCTCGAGGAGCATCGGCTGGCCGGCGTTCTCGTAGCCCTGCCACTCGTTCTTCATCATCTGCTTGAGCCGGTTGTACTGCTCATCGTTCAGCGCGCCTTCCGTGGACAGCGCCCCCGGCGGCCTCATGTCGTTCTGGAGCACGCGCATGTTCCACTCGTTCGACATGTTCGAGATATCGATGGCGTGGCTGGCAACGCTCAGCGGCGACAGGCCGTAGAAGTTCTCCGTCGGGTGGAAGAGCTTTGAGTGCATGACGAGCGACGGGTCCAGCTTCTGGGGGTCGCTCGACTTCCCGTACTCGTAATGATCGATGATCTGTCCGCGATTCCCGCCCGGGACGATCTGCATGAGGTCCGGCCGCGGGCACCACAGGGCCAGCGGCGGCTGCTGACCGATCCGGCCGGCCAGGATGTATCGGTTGCCACTGATGAGGAGCGAGGCGAAGCTCCTGAAGATGAAGGCCCGCCGGCCCTCGTCGGTATTCGGGCGGGCCAGGAGCTTGAGGATAGCGTGGTCCGGGGCGTCCTTCTTCCCCACAGTGGCGGTCCACTCGATCCCAGCCGCGGCCCGGCAGATGTAGTTCACGCACGCATAGGCGGTGATGCAGAGCTCATATCCGGCCTTGCTGAGAGCGGTGTAATCCGCGGGGGTCCAGAGCGCGGTCTTCCCGAGGCCGAAGAGGATGATCCGGGCGAGGGGGTTGTCGACGCCCGAGATTGCCTTCCTGAGTCTGGCGATAAGGTTCACGATGTGAGACTCCTTATGTTCGGCCCACTCTCTTTGCGGTTGTAGAAACAGAGCAGGAAGCCGTCCGCCTTGTCGGGGCTGCGGAAGCCGCGGGCCTTGTAGTCGTCCTTCGACTCGACAACGCGTCGGCCTTTCTTATCGAGCGACTTGGACTTCCGGTTCACGAGCTCGGCCTTGAGCCTGTCGTCGGCCGCCCAGGCGATCTCCTGGATGATCTTCCCGACTTCGAACCACATCTCGGCCGCGACGCTCGGGTACTTATCCGGATCCGAGGGCTCGCCGCCAAAGCAGACCGGGACGATAGTGTAGCCGCGGGCCTGGAGGATGTCCGTCAGGCCGCCGCCGACGCCCGTGTCGTCGACCTTGATCCTCATCTTCTTGTTGAAGCCGAAGAACCGCTCGACCTCGTCGGCGATGTAGACGAGCTTCGCCTTCTCGGGCAGCTGGGGCGTGGCCAGGACCTTCTC